GGGGAGGGAGGAGTTGGGTTCGCTTCGCTCACAAAGATAAGTGCGGTTGTTAGGGAAACTTCCGAAAATATAACGTTTATAGACTGTGGGCATTGCCGCAGAGCCATGGCAACAGCAAAGACAGGTAGTTTTTACCTGACTGAGACAGTACAACTAGCAGCAGCAGCCGCTAATGGAACGAGAGTAACAGGCACTATTGACTTGAGTGCATATGTCAATGTCCCAACCGGACAGGCAATAGCAATAGACCAGGTTGATTTTATTTGGCAAAGAGATGGTGATTATGGTTCAGCCGTCAATCTATTCTTGGCTGGTAATGGTGCTTTGACATCACAACTCACAGATTTGAACCCTGGGACAGCCTTTGTTCGAGCAGATGACCAAAGCCTAGTTGCATCAGGAGCATTAAACATTGATGATGCTAACTGTATTGCATCCCATTCAACTGATATGTACCCCGATAACTTTGGCCCTTCTGGTCTAAGTGATATGTTCATCGTAGTTAATGACCAACTTTACTTTACAGTTGGTAACGATGCAGCTGCGGTTGGTACAGGTGTTATGTACGGAACTGTACGTATACGTGCACGTGTAGTCAAACTATCGACAAAGGATTGGATGGCAGTAGCGATTCAGAGTACAGCAGCGGATAACTGAGGTGGGCTTAGTGCCTGCCTTTGCTGAAGAACTTGCGGCTTTAGTAGCCCAAGCCTTCTTGCTAGGAGTAAAGTCTGAAGCAAAGAAGCAAGCAGGTAAAGCAGGGCGAGAGTTAGTTAAGGAGATCCCTAAAGCAATCAAAGCAGAAGATAAACGTCAAAAGAAGATTAGACGTAAGGCTTCTGCATATAATAAAGAATATGCTAAGCAATATAAGAAACTCAAAAAGGCTCACCCTAGGACAGGCTTCCCTGCATTAGCAAAGAAAGCCCACGCTAAAACGAAGAAAGCAATGGGTACTAAGAAAGGACAAGTAAGAAAGACAGCGCGTCGCGCATATGAGAAGTGATTAAGATGCAAGATAGTACACCTAGACAATTGTATAAACAAATGGCTGGCGGTTATGGCGCAGTAGTTATTGATGGCGGTAGTATCACTGCAGCTACAGTTAATGGAGAAGGTTGGGAATACATTGCTCAAGACCATGGGAACTTTGTTGGCTTTGTAAATAGGCAATATATTGATTTGTCCGGATATACGTTAGATGAATTAACCACATTTGTTAGTGGAGTTGATATTCAAAGAGATAAAGACCCCACTGGATTTGATGCTGCTGGTTTGCCTATTGTATGGGAATATGATTTGATTACTACACGAAGAATAAGAGATGATGAACTAGGTTCTTTATTCCAATCACCCCCAGGTTGGTTATCTCAAACAGTGGATTTACAAGAAGTAATCTTTGGCGAAGTGAAAACTCACGCATTCAATGCCAATGTTCCGGCAACTGGTATAACCACTAAACAATCTACTTTAGGTTCAGGTAATGCTTCGGCAGCCGACCGCTTACACTGGACTAAGATTTATCTTTTAGGAACGGTAGGTAGCGCTCTTTTTACTATGTTTGAAAATAATTTGGCGGTTCAAGCAATCACTGCAAAAGAAAAGGATTTGGTTTACATTGAAAGACTCCGCCGAGCATATACTCAAGATGCTGGTAGGAATGTCTGATGGCTAAAAAAAAAAAGAAATTAGAATTAACTTGGATGCATTATCTTCCTGGTGTTCAATTTACTAATGCAATCAATACCCCAATGCCTAGCATAGGTCATCCTGAATTAGAACCATTAGATATTCCTGTACCAAGCACACCATACGGAAACACCGACAGCCCACATTCGATGTTAGGTGCATTTGCTCAATATACTGGAATCCCCGCTATGTTAGCAGGTGGCATGGGAGCATTAGGTTTCAACGTGGCTACACAAGCAGGACAAGTTCGTACGGGTACTTCGATTTTTGCTGCTGCTAAGTTTGGGTTTACTGGGGCATTAATTTTAGAAGCCAGTGTAGGGACTCTCCTATTCGCAACTGTGATGACCGCAGTAGATCCAGGCCATCAATGGTCAGGTGGTTTAGATTCACCACGATTCCATCAACACGAACACGTTAATCCTTTTACTACTGGTAACTTTACTCATCCTCGGTCAGGTTACACTCCACAACCCCTTTGAGTTTCATTTGGAATAACTCTTCAGCAATTCTTCTGTTTCTTATTTCCCTAATTACCTGGTTATACAATTCATCTTCTTCATGAACAACTGCTTGCATATCTCTACCTGCAATTAGTGTAGCTACATATTGCAACTCTTCTGTTCTCCATCCCTCAAACTTCTTCATTGTCTAGCCTCCTTTTGGTCTTGCATGATTCGTTTCCAGTCTATGATAATGTATTCTAGAGCCAGTGAACGGTTGTTTCCTGTCTGCTGACTATATCTATTCAATGCTATAATGCACTCCTGGGGAAGTGTAACCGATATGGTTGACCTGTTATCTCCTTGAGTCCGTCTGTTTCTGCGGGTCATATTATTGGCGAGTCCTTGATTATTAATAATACTTTAGTTTTGAAGCGTGAAGTGCAAGCAACTTCATTAGGTTGTTGTTGTCATTGGTAGGGTGGGTGGGGGTGGGGAGGGAGGAGTTGGGTTCGCTTCGCTCACAAAGATAAGTGCGGTTGTTAGGGAAACTTCCGAAAATATAACGTTTATAGACTGTGGGCATTGCCGCAGAG